GCTTATTCACAAGAAACAACAAGGTACTGTAATTATTCTGGAGGAGTCACTTTTATTATTCCTCCTTGGTGTAATATTGAAATAGGAGAATATTTTAAACCTATTTTATCTTATAATTCAATAGATATTCGTTGGATGGAGAATCGTCTTTCGAATGAACAGGATTATCTTGATATGTTAAAAGTAGGTTGGACAGCACAACAAGCCCGTGGTGAATTACCAAATTGTTTAAAAACTGAAATTGTTACAACTGCTAATTTTAGGGAATGGATGCATATTTTTAAATTGAGATTAGATAAAGCTGCACATCCACAAATGAGAGAACTTATGGAGCTTTTGATTAAAGATATTCCAGAGGAATATTCATTTTTATATAAGGGAGTTCAAAATGATTAAACTTATTCCATTCATTATTTGTTTGTTTGTTGCATGCTCTAATACTTCTCAGAAAGAGGAAGTCATGATACCGCCGAGTGAGTTAGCTATATCTGATTTAACATGGAGTTGGGAACCTCCCAAACTGACTATTAATGGTACAGTTCAGAATATTAGTAATCATCCAATGAATGATTTTCGTGTTTATGTGGAATCTCGTAATGTACAAGGTGATCTTATTTCAAGTGCCAGTAGAATTATGAAAGAGAAATTTGAAGTAAACGAAGTTTATAATTTTCAGATACAGGAAACACATTCGTTTGATCATACTTGTACTTTTGAAAAGAATGCTCCTATATTGGTTGAATTGAAGTATTCATATATGGCGGAGATATTTCCTAATTATATATTGAGGTGATCTATTATGGGAAGAAATCAAAAGTATTTTTATGCAATACAAGATGATGGAACAAAGCCTCATGCTTTTGTAACATTATCCGGTCGTAATGATTGGATAAAAGAAAAACCTGATAAACGTAGATCAATGACACAAAAAGAAAGATTTAAATTTTATACTCAACGGGGTAGGAAATATTATCGTGGTGAAAAGAAAGAACAAATGAGGATTTCTGATGAATTTAATACAACTGAATAAAGAGATAATTCAATTAGAATCAGAAATTACTAAAGCACAGGTTGATCAAAAAGCTTATGGAAAACAGTTATCCTTATCTGAAAGTAAAATACTGGATATTTCACAGGCAATAGAGATAATAACAACTGTTTTGATGCTTACCCAATCCGAGGTTGTTTCTTTTATTGAGGATATAGTAAGTACTGCGCTCCGTTATGTATATGGTGATGAATTCAGTTTTAAAATGGAATTTGAGTTAAAACGAAATCAACCAGAATTAAATATGTATCCAATGAAAAATGGTATGGTGTATGATGTAAAGTTTTCTTGTGGTGTTGGAATTGTTGATGTAGTTTCATTTGCTTTACGTTGTGCATGTTGGGCATTAACACCAGATAGAACAGATTCTGTATTGGTATTGGATGAACCTTTTAAAAATTTGAATGGTGAGGAGGAAAACAGAAAAGTTATTATAATGTTAAGAAAAATATCTGAAATGTTAGGTTTGCAAATTATAATAGTTTCAAGTAAAAATGAAGATGACTACATAAATTATGCAGATAAGGCTTTTAGGGTAGTTATGAATTCTCGTGAAATATCTAAAGTGGAGGTAATATAGAATGCCTACTGATATAATTAGAGTTAAATGGAAAGAAGGGCATGGGGGAAGTTTAGAATTATCAAAAGTATTGGATTTTCTTCAATGGAAAATAATGTTTGATGGGCAAGTTACTGGTGAAACCAATGCTTTTATTTGGGAAAGAGAAACTATAAATGACAATTGGTGAAAACGTCTTAAAAAGGAGGTGATTAGATTTGGAAAGTAATCATTTTGTACCTGAAGATGTATTTATGGATTCTCATATTGATCTAAACAGGTTAAATAGAGAACCAGGAAAGGAATCACCACAATTTTTAGCAATTAAGAAGTTACGTGAACAGTCAAAATTAAGAAAACAAGGCATTGATAAAAAGGAGGTTTAATGCCAAAACTTCCTAAATTTGAAAATAGAGGAGTCAGGGAGGCTAAAAGAAAATTATACTTACAACATCGATCACAAGCCCGTATGGATGAATTGGATGAACTGGAATGTGATGTTGATTATCTTATGGCTGAGATACGTCGTTTGGAACGTAGAACTGGTGTACCAGGGTTGATTCCTCCACGTTTAATTTTTATGGCTGTACAAATTGAATATATTCTTCATAGAAAAGATTATCCTTCGGATTATGCAATTGTTAAGAAAATGGCGGATGAATTTTGTAGAAGTACTGATAATATTGGTGCAATCCTGTTTGGTGAATTCTTGTGTGATACAGGTTCATACTTTGTAAAAGAAACAGAAGGTGGTAATGAAGCTGATTATTTCTTACCTGATGATGCACGTGCTGACTTACCTGATTTTCCTGAGATTAAAGGAAAGCGTTATTCCAAGTGTTCCCGTTATGAATTAATTACAGTGATTAAGTATCTTACCAAGAGGTTATTGAGAGCTGAACAGATAGTACATGGTACTGTTGCAAAATCCCATGTATACCAGTATTTACAGGAAGCTATAAAACATCCAATAGAAAATGAAGATGGATTATGAAGAATACTATTGAATTTTATTGTGAAAGATGTACTAAGTATCAAATTGGTTATAGTCTTAATATCAAGGATGATACAGAAGTTGTAGAATGTTCTGAATGTGGTTATGAGAATACATTAAAGGAAATTTTAAAAAATAAAATAAAGAATGAGGATGGATTATGATTGATGAAAAAGATAAAACCGGATATAAAAAGAGAAATTCTGATTTAGCAAAAGAAGCAATAGAAAAAAGATGGAAACCATATTCTAAAGGAGAACATGGTGCTAATTGTAATTTTTGTAAATATTATATGGTTGATGATAGTGGTGAATTTGAGGATGCTACGGGTAGTTGTCTTAATGAATTTGGTGAGCCTTGTCCGTTAGAAGAAAAAAAAGGCGATAAATTTATTTGTTGTAGAGTATATTATAAATGGCGTGATTTGTATGTAGAATATGGAGTTGATAGCCCACAAGCAAGGAAAGCAGCAAAAGATATGATAAAAAGGTTAAAAACTCTTATTATAGAGGATTAAATGAGAAATTATAAAAGAATAAATTCCAATTTAGCCAAAAAGGCTATTAAGACTTGTTGGAAACCATTATCTGAGGGCACTGGTAAAGAATCTTTATTAATGAAGCATCCTTTTTGTCAGTTTTATCATTTTTTAATAAGGATAAATGAAGAAGACATTGGTTTACATTGTACCGATGGTGAAGGTAATGGTGTTTGCTGTCCGTTAGAAGATAAGCAAGGTAATTTAGTAACTTGTGCAAAGGAATATTTAGCTTGGCAGGATATAAGGTACAAAGAAGGTATTGAAGCTGAAGCAACTAAAAATGCAGCTAAAATAATGTTGGAACGAATTGAAAAATTGATAGAGGAATAAAATGATAGAATGGCTTAGAAGAAAATGGGAATTATGGAATTATGGAATTGATTATACGGAATTAAATGAAAAATTAGCTATAGAAGCTTTACAAAAGTGGGTTCCTTTAGCAAATGGTATTGAGCCTTCTTCATATAGTTGTTCATTCTGTAATAGATACCGTAATTCTACAAAGTATGCCATGATTACATGTACTTATTCTAATTATTGTAAAGATGAAAATGGTAAAGAATGTCCATTGAAAGAAAAAGGTTATACTTGTAACAGTGATCATAAAAAATGGATGGAAGTTACTGAATTAGGTGATAAAACACCCACTATAGAAGAATTAACCAAAGCAAATAGAAAAGGAATACCGCAAGCACAAGCTATGGTGGAACGTCTTAAAAAGCTCATTAAAAAAGATGCTTATTATTTGAATTATGATAAATTATACCATTTACAAAATACTAAAGTGGTTTCTAATATGGCTTTTCAAACAGTTAAATTAGGAAGAAAAACCTTTCTTGATATAAATGAAATAGTGGATAGTATTTTAAATGATCCTAATCCATCTACGTGTTCTACTGAAGAAAAAGTATTTGATGAAGAAAACATAATGAGGCACATGGAGGAAGCAATAGCATACCGTAATTCTCAAATATATGCTTCAATATGGGAGAAGTTATTGAATAAAGCTTTACAAGAACTTGAATCTGACAGTTTTAATATGAAGAAATATGTAGAACCAAATAAAATATCATTAAAACAGGCAATTACTCGAATGAACAGGGAGCAGTTTCTAAATAGGTTTATGAATTTATTGGATAAATACCGTAGATAAAGGAAGAAATAATGAATAAAATTAAGGAATACATACGGAATGTATTGAAAAAGATTATTAAATGGGTGTTTCATGATGAAAATATCAAATTTGACACATTTATAGCCATGGATGTATCAGCTTATAATAAGGAACAAGGAAAAATCGTAATAGTCACCAGGGTTAATAAGGAAAATATTGTAAAAATACTGGATATTCCATATGGTATGGAAATGAATGATTATAAGAACATGTTGGAATATTTGACTCGGTTTACAAAGGATATCCGTATTGACTGTTCATACCAAATGAGACCTTTTTTCAATGATATGGCAAGAAGGTTCAATTTTGATGATAAAAGGTAAATAAATATTATATAATTCAATATAATATAGTAAACAACAAACAACTTATATTATAAATAGACTTGTATATGTAATATAAGGGATAATGAAATGGCACTCCGTAGAAGATTGAAACCTAAAGAAAATAAAGTAATGAAGAAGTATGTGGATACAGGTGAAGTAACTAATATACGTACATGGGATGATGTATTTGGTACTATAATAACTAATGAGAGTAAAGCACAAGTACTTTCTAATATGATGAGGGGCGGTAACCTAAAGTCTTTATTACGTGAAGAGTTACTTAAACAAGGATACGATTTAGCAGCTATTGCAAGAGACTTGATTGATCTACGTAACGCTAAGAAAACTATATATGCTACAGAAAAAGGTAAGATAACAGATACCATGGAGTTACAGGACAATACCACTAAGCTTAATACGGTTAATTTGATTACAAAGATTATAGGTATTCAAGACTCAGTGGTTGTTCCTGGTATTAATCCTAATTCATTTCAAGATATGGATACTGAAGAGTTACGTAGAATGGTTGAATTAGCCGGTAGTGTAGACGCAGAATACGAAGAAGTATAGTACTTTGTTTAAACACTTGTACAGTATGTATTTTAATTACCCCCTCCTGTAGAGTACAAAAAACATTAATTAATAGTATACAAAGTACTGTACATACAATAAAAGGTTAAATCAAATGGATCCTGAACTCTTGCTTAACATAGTTATTCAGACAATCAGGAATGAACCTGAGTTCCCTACACAACCTCCACAATCAATGATAGACCGAATGAATAATATAATCAATACTAAAGACACTAAGGCTTTCACACAACTTCTCCGTACCACTGTAGCAATTACAAAGAAATCAATTGAAGAAAACTTGTTTAACCAAATACTTCTTACCAATAGACAGTATGGTTCTTGTTAGTTATACAATATATAGTGAGTAATAATGGTATAGGGGGGTACTTGTTAATCACTGAGGGATTGGAAAGGAAAGGTAAGTATACACCCCGTAAAAATATATCAAATTATTGACAAATCAAAATTCTATATCAGAACAACCCTTGAGGGAGGCCAGTGATGATAGTTAGAGTGGAATTGAAAGTACATAGGCAGAAGTACACATTTGCAAAAGAATACGAATTACCATTTATACCAGAAGTAGGAATGACAATAAGGGACAGGAACTTTGAAATACGCATTAGTAATTTGACATGGGATTATATAGAAGAAAGATTTGTAGTAATAATAGATGGTGATGAAAAAGTACAAGTAAGAACAGAAAGCATAAATAGTTTAATACATAATATGTCATTACAAGGATACCGTAGAATTAAAGATCAAACAAATGCAAACGATATCATTGAAGGTGAAATTGTACAGTTACATAATTCAGAAGATAAGTATACCGGACAAATAATGAGAGTGAATAAGGTGAAGGATAATGGAACTGGTATATGTGGCTTCAAAGATAGTAATGGTAAAGTAGTGAATAAAGGATTTCCGTTAGCGTTCTTGCAACCTGTACTTGAAACAAGAGCTATTAATGAATCTTAATAAAATACAACTTAAAGCACAAGCAGAAATGGCTAAACGGGAATTGGCCAGAAGACATGTTTGTGACTTTGCTTCGTTTGTTCATAAGAAATATGTTGTAGCCAGACATATTAAATTCATTGGTGACTTACTTGATAAAGCAATTGCAGGAGTACCGGGATATAATAAAATGATTTTCCATGAACCCCCACAACATGGTAAGTCATTACAAATAAGTAAAATATTTCCTGCTTTATATATAGGGAAGTTCCCTGATAATAATATTATTCTTACCAGTTATAGTGATGAACATGCATTAAGTTTTTCAAGAGCAATTAGGGATTACATAGATAGTAAGGAGTACCAATTACTTTTTCCTGGTGTTTCATTACATCCGGATAACAGGTCAGCAGGAAGGTTCACAATAGCACCTCCGCATACTGGGGGAATTGTAGCTTCAGGATTACAAGGTAGAATAACAGGTGTAGGTGCCAACTTACTTATTATTGATGATCCATATAAGAACAGAGAAGAAGTTGAAAGTAAATTAATCAGAGGTAAGATTGAAGAAAGTTATCGTTCAACATTGAAAACACGTTTGGCAGATAATGCTATTCAGATAGTTGTTATGACACGATGGAGAAAGGACGACCTTGCAGGCTATTTACAGGATACTGAAAAAAGTGGCGAAACCGGATGGAAATATATTTGCCTTTCCGCTCTGGCCAGAGAGTACGGTGATGAAGATCCTCTAAATAGAAGAAAGTATGAACCATTATGGCCATGGATGCATTCACAACGTCAATTGATGGAGGTGAAGCGTACAATAGGAAGTTATAATTGGAACAGTATGTATAGAGGCCGTCCTTCTCCTTCTGAAGGTATGCTGTTTAAGAGAAGTATGTTTGAAATAATTGATAAAGCACCACAAGGATTGATGTGGTCTCGTTATTGGGACTTGGCAGTAGGTGAAACAGACAGAGATGCTTATACCGCTTCAGTAAGAGAATCAATTGATAGTAGTGGTAATAGAATATTTGCTGATATGATTCGAGTTCGGAAAGAATGGCCGGAGATTAGAAAGTTAATCAAAGCAACTGCTTTACGTGAATCTGAAGATTTAAATGGTCATATATTCGTAGGAGTGGAAAGTCAAGGCCCACAAAAAGGAATGATACAGGAATGCTACGCAGATCCAGAATTGGCCGGAGTTGGAATAATGCCGGTTCCTGTCAGTCAATCAAAACGTGTTAGGGCACTACCATTATCTGCTGCTGGTGAGGCTGGAAAAATAAAACTTGTTAAAGGTATATGGAATGATGCTTTTATTCAGGAGATGTGCGAATTTGATACAGGTGATTATGATGATCAAGTAGATGCTGCTACTGGTGCAAATAAATTACTTGCAATAACTCTTGGTTCTGATTTAATGATTTCTGATTTAAGTGAAATTTATGCAGGAGTAGAAAAATCAGAAACATCCCCTGAAGGAACTGAGATACCGGATGAAGTTGTTTTAACAGATTCACCAAAAGAAGAAAGTATGGAATTTTTCTATTCTTAAAAGGGAGGTCAAAAATGATTTTTGATTTACTCATGGCATTAGGTGTAATGTGGTTTTTTACGTTTTCAATTTATTGTGCTTATTTGAGAGCAGTAGGAACAAAGACAACTAATATGAATAGTTTTGTAGGTAAGTTGATTTGGACATGGGGGGAAGTATTTATAATAGCAACGATTGCTACATCCGTTGGAACATTATCCATGATTTGCGCAATGTGGATTATTAAATATCTGTGAGGAAAATAAATGTTTGATTCTTTTATACAGAAATCCGCTTCTAATTTTGGAATCAGTATTCCTGGTAATGATTATGTTATTACAGAGGAAGATGATACAGAACTCAAGAAATCAAAAGCATGGGATTTATTTGATAATGCCTTAAAAGGATTGGAAACAGTTCCTAAGGATGGTGATTATGCTGCTTTTGTTCGTTCTTATGTTTCTATTGTTTGGGTTTATGTTTGTACATGGATTATTCAAACAAGTATTGCCAGTGTACCATTAAGATTACTTACTGGTGATAGAAGGACTCCAGATGAAGTTGATATGGATGATCCTTGTTATGATCTTTTACTCAATCCTAATCCGGAACAATCCGGTGAGGAATTGATTGAAGAAGCTGCAATGTATTTAGAACTTGCAGGTATTAATTATTTTGAAAAGGTATTTGATAAAACAGGATTACTTAGAAAGACTTCTTTGCCTTTAAAACTGTTTAATTTACAACCACAATTCGTAGAAGTTAAATCAGATCCTATTGAAAAAGTGAGTGCATATAAATATGATATTGAAGGTAGTGGAAATTATCACTGGTTCAAACCTCGTGAGATTTGTCCTGTTCGTTATCAGAATCCTACATCCATATATTACGGTCAAGGATCGGTACGGGCTTTACAGGCAACATTAATTACTGAAATATATCGTGAGACATATAATAAATCATTTTTTGAAAATGAAGCAAGGCCAGATGTAATACTTACACATGATGCAGATATTACAAAAGGTATTATGCCACTGCAACCGGATACTTTGAGACAGATTGCTATTCGTTGGCATAAAGCATTCGGTGGCCCAAAGAAAACAAGACTTCCAGTAGTTCTTCAATCAGGTATGCATGTTGATACACTTTCCGAAACACCAAAGGACATGGACTTCCGCGAAATGGAAAAATCACTTCGTGAAAGAATTCTTGCTTCATTTGGAGTTCCACCTGCTCTTGCTGGGTTATATGAATCAGTTAATTATGCTTCTTCTAAAGAGCAAATAAAAGTATTCTGGTCTGCTATTATACCACCTAAACTTAAAACAATTTCAAATGCTTTAAATAGAGGTATTGTTAAACCACATAATAATAAATACTGGTGTGAGTTTGATGATTCCGTAATTAAAGCATTAGAGGAATCACCGAAAGAACATGAGGAACGTTTATCCAGAAGTCTTGAAAGAGGTGGAATTACATTAGGTGAATACAGAACTGGCCTTGGTTATAAAGTTAAAGCAAATGATCCCTTTAAAGATAAAAGATTAATATCGGCAAATCTTATTGATTTAGAAACTTTTTTTGCAGCACTTCCAGATGAGGGAGGTCAAAACGGTGGTATGGGAACGGGAGCAGAAGGCTCTCAATCAGGTGAAAGACAAACACAACAAAGTAATGTTTCAGAATGAGGGAGGCTTATAATGGATATTAGCAATCTTTTTAAAACAATTTTTGATACTCTAAAAGGTAAGTTTCTTGACCTGTTTATTGTTCTTGCTTTGAATAATCTTTCTGATCAGCAGATCGTAGAGATTATTGATAATGCTTGTGGCCCTATTGTAGAGGCTGCTGGAAAAGCAGGTCTGGAGCATGGTACAAAGATTACAGATAAATTTCATGATTCACTACCAGCATATGAAGCTATTGAAGATAAATTTCAAGTTGCTATTACCGCTGTCCGTATGAATGTAGATCGGATTCAGGGTGCTTATCATCAGAACTTTTTTGATGGTTTGAATCATGATGATAATCTGTAATCCCCTTTTTAAATAGAGTAGTATGAGGAAAAGGCATTGGGCGTGGAACGACCTCCCTCCCGTGCCCAGCTGGTAAGGGGTTAGTAAAATAGGGGGCTAATCCCTTCCAGTTAAAAAATTAGAAAGTATGTCATGAATACTAATGCATTTTACAGACGATACCGGCAACGCAGCCTTAATATGACAAAACAGTTATTTGTTGCGTATCAACGTGGTTTAGATAGAGTATTAGATGCTACTGAGAAACGAGTAATCAGCGATGTAGGAATCGAAAGGATTTTAAGTGTGAAAGAAATATCTACTATCCTTTCCCAGTCTGTAAAACAAACAGCAATGAATGCATGGAACACTTCAATCTTATATGGATTACAGGATACAGAAGAAGCCTATGGAAAACAGCTACCGATTGTTACAAAGAAATCAGAAGAGATAATTAAAATTACAACAGAGGAATTCCAAGATTTAGGTTTAGGTGATGATATTCGAACATTGGAAAATGAAGCCTTAAAAAGTATAACAACAGTTTCAAGGAATTACCGTGGAGTTATGGAATCTACATTTAAGAATGCTCTAAATATTGGTGCTTCCCGTGAAGATTTAATAGAAACTTTAAGATCGAGTATAACTGAGTTAGGATTAAAAAATAAATATATAGCACAACGAATAGCACAAACAGAAACAACAAGAATATATGCTGGTGGGTCTACTGAAGGATATAAAAAGAGTACAGTTGTAAAAGGTAAAGGTTGGAGTAGTAATTTAATGGGGAATCCGAGACCTGCCCACATAGCAGCAAATGGACAAGAAGTTGATATAGATAAGCCTTTTATCGTAATGGGTGAAAGTTTAGAATATCCTGGTGATCCAAATGGAAGTCCTGAAAATGTTATTAATTGCCATTGTGGAACGTATCCAGTAATTCATCCTTCTTCTAATAAACCAGTTTCTCCGGCTTCAGAAGAAGGTACACCGGCTTCAACAAGGGGAACTCCTTCATCAATAGAAACACCAGAAACTCCGTCGGCAGGGGAGACAATTTCAAGAGAAAAGTTAGAAACTCTTATTACTTCAAATGATATTGAATCTATTACTCCTCTTGGTGCCGGGCAGGGTGGAGTTAATGAAACAGTTAAGATTAAAATTAAAGGTGACGGGGAAGTTGCTTTTAAACCTGTAAGTGGTGAGGCAGATTTTATTACAAGATATGTTGGGGGTAATTTATATTCTCGTGAAAGAGCTGCTTATCTTATTTGTGAAAAATTAGAAATGGATAATGTACCTGTTACTGTTATTAGAAAGAGTGGAGAAAAAATAGGTTCTGCTCAACAATGGGTAACAAGTGGAAAGGTTGCAAAAGACGTCCCTTGGATGAAAGATTATCCGTGGGGTTTACCAAAAAAAGCTCCAGAATGGGCAGTGCCTGAATATGAAAAAATGAAAGCCTTTGATGTATTAATTTCTAATTCTGATAGGCATTATGGGAATTATTTAATTGATGAAGTTAATAAAAAGTTTATTTACATTGATAATGGTTTTTCGATGTATACAACTAATGATCATATGGAATTTGATTTATATTCATTTATTAGTAGTATTACAAAAATGAAAAAAGAAGATGTTCTTAAATTTAAAACAAATTTACCTAAATTAAGAACTCCAGAATTTAAAAAGGTTTTAAAAGAGAATGGTTTAAATTCAGGGGCTATTAATAGATTTTTTAAAAATGTAAAAGCTATTGAAGAAGAAATGACACTATGAAAAATATAAAAATACATAATGTTGATGGTAAGTTAGAAGCTACTATTAAATTGGTTGATAATAAAATTATTGTAGATGATCCATATTGGCAAAAGTTTATTGATAAAGCCCCTAATTTGCCAAGCGATCCCGTTGAACGATTTAATAGGATACCTGAGAGATTTTCATATTTATCAAGGATTATTTTTAGTGGGGTACAAGATGAGTAAATATAAACTTTTTAATCGATACCGTATTCAGAAACAGACTTCACCTGAACAAGAATGGGAATGGAAAGTAAATGATGCTGTTTATTCTATAGAACGGTATGCCAGTATTAAAGATGATTTAAAATTATATACTGCTGCATTGGATAAATTAAAAGATAAGAAAAAGATTATAGACTCTTTACTTACTAATAAAAAGTTCTCCGCATTCACTTATATATCAGAGGAAGATTTTAATATAGATGATTTAAAAGTTAAAAAAGGCACTGAACTTAAATTTGTATTAGGGGTGGTTCTTGAACCAAATGTAATAGATGGAACTACAACTGATAAAACTATAGGAGATATATATGATGAAGAAGAAGTGAGAAAAGCCGCTCATTTCTTTATGATGAATTATTCTGGCATCGGCAATGATTTTATGCACGATGGGAAAGATAATAAGGATTTAAAGATAGTTGAATCATTTATTGCACCGGATGATTTTATATTGGATGGTAATGTAGTGAGAAAAGGAACGTGGATGATGGGTACACTTGTACTCAATAATGATGTTTGGAAAGCAATCAAGGAGGGAAAAATAACTGGTTATTCAATAGGAGGGGTTGCACGTGGAAAAATTGAAGGTGCGTAGATTGCTTGATATTAAACCACAGCATGTTTCACTGGTAGATCGAGCTGCCAATAAACGTAAATTTGTTTTAATCAAAAGAGAAGGAGATGTTAGCATGGATGAAGTTACCAAAGCATTGGGTAAAGTAGAAACTGCTCTGAATGATCTTAGTGATCGTTTGGAGAAAGTGGAAAAGAAAGAAACTACTTTTGAATTTAAATTCGATGTTGATAAAGCTGGAGCGAAAATTGCAAAGGCTACATTGGAACAGTTGAAAAAACTTCATGAAGCTCTTACTTCAATTATCAGTAATGCTTCTCCTGAAGATTCAACTGAAAAGAATCTTTCTGATGAAGAAGTTCTTGAAGCTCTTACTAAGGGTGTTTCAAAGGGTTTAGGGATCGAAGAAAAGAAAAATGATGAAACTGATATTACTAAAATTGCAGAAGCTATTGTGAATGCTCTAAAGGCAACCCCTACCAAGTAACTTTTTTAATAAACTTTTTTAGGAGGTAATAATGAAGAATTTGTCAGTTGCCGAACTTGAAAAACTCGGCGTGGTAATTGGAAAAGTTTTCCATGACAAGTATGATGGTGTCATTGGAGAAAAAGCTATTGATACAATGATTGAAAAAAGGGTTACTGAACTGTTGAAGAAAAGTAATTCTCGAAACTTTATGTTCTCCGGAGTTCAACTGAATCCTCTCGATATAGATGTTATTGAAAAGAGTTTGTACACTCCGGCTGGAACAGATGAAGTTGCTAAGAAACTTCAGGATTGGAATGATGATCTTTACTTGCTTTGTCAATGCACCAAACAATCTCCTGAGAGTTTGAGAAGTTTTAAATCCTTCGAAACTAAATGGAGTGAGTTGGCAAAGGCACTTAATACTCAAACTGCTGGTTCAGGTCTGGAATGGGTTCCTACTGGATTTTCCAGTCAAATGATTGAATTTGTGGAAATTGAAGCTAAGGTAGCTTCATTATTCAATTCATTTACCATGCCCACAAATCCATATACCTATCCTGTTTTGCTTGCAGATGGAACGGCTTATCTTGGTACTGAACCTACTTCTGATAATCCTTCCATGTATAAAACTTCAGGAGCACAGACTGATAATTTGTCTTTTAATGCTGTTAAATTGATTGCAAATTATCCTGTTACTGAAGAAATGCAAGAAGATTCTGTTGTTCCGGTACTTCCACAACTTCGGAAATCTATTGCACGTGCAATGGCGAAAGCAGAGGATAATGCCATTATTAATGGTGATACTACTGCAACTCATTTTGATACGGGTTATACTGTAGCCACTGAGGATGCCAGACGTGCTTGGAAAGGCCTCCGCAGACTTGTAAGTGATGCCAATACTGCTCTTGGTTTGAAAATAGATGGTAGTTCTTGGGCTGGTTCTACAGGACTTGGGCTACTTCGTTCTATTGTTGAGGATATGGGAGTATATGGTCTCGATCCTGCTGACCTTGCCATTATTCTTAACACTAATATGTATAATAAGTTCAAATCTTTGGATCAGGTTACCACCGTTGATAAATTCAGTAATGCTGCTACTGTTAAAAATGGTGTGCTTACTGGTGTTGATGGTATTGATTTTGTGAAGTCTCAGTTTGTTCAGGAAGCACAGAATGATAGTGGTATTTATGATGCTACTACTGTTACTGATACTCAATTCCTTGTTGTTTATAAACCGGCTTTCTGGAGAGGTATTCGGAGAAACTTTACTGTGGAACTTGTTCGGAAACCTTTGCAGGGAATGGATTATCTTGTTGCTACAACTCGTAGAGTATGGAAACCAATTTATGATACAGCTACTCAGCCCGTTGCTGGTTGGTTGTACAATGTTACCAAGTAAATAACTTTTAATATAATTAACAGGAGGAATGCTTTATGGCTTCTGGAGCTGGTTTTCGGCAAATGAAAAATATTGCCAAAAATATTAATGAATATGCCCGAGAAGGATTTGGTGTTGAATTGATTAAGCACCTTCTTTGGGCAACAAAAGGAAGTACTGTACAACTTGTTTCAAACTGTGAAGATGTTTCTGATTGGGATATTGAGAATACTTCCCATTTCAATGCAGTTAATGAAACAAGTGATATTCGTGGTGATGGTTCTAACTCTATTGAATTGGTAGATGTTTCTACTACTAAAGGAACTACAGTAGCTCTTGATGAAGCTCACCGCCCTAATAATGAAGATTGGACTTGGGCAAATTGGCTTTGCATGTGGATACATGACGATACTGGTGCAAGACTTTCCGGTGAACTTACTTTTCAGATTCGTAACAATGGAGAGTGGTCTGCTGAAGTCAATGTTCCTACTTTGGCTGCTGCTGATTTCTGGTATCTTCGTTGTATTGATATTACAGGACTTGCCAGAGGACATGTTGATGGATTCCGTTTTGTAAATCAACGTGGAACTGGTTCAAGTGAAAAAGTCTATATCGATGAGATTTTCATTACCGATCTTGTTTCTGGAATTGGTGCTGGTTCTGCTCTTTGTACTGGCCCTGTATTTGGCCCTGTAATTATGCTTCCGGTTGTTACTGGTTCTACCATTGTTCCTGGTGATCCGGTAGAATGGGGAGTTATGGGAGTTGCAACAGCTACTGCTGATGATGAGCGTATTATTGGTATTGCTTGCCAAGGTACTCCTACTTCAAATTATGTGGCTTCTGATACTGTTCCGGTTGAAGTACCTGTTTTGTTTACGTCAGGTATTTTCTATGCCAGAAATGATGCTACTGGAATGGCAGTTGGTGAACCTGCTTTGTTTGGAGCGGATGTTGTTACTGAAGCGGCTGGTACTGCAACTGCGGCTGCTGAAAAGGCTTTCTGTATCAGTCTTGAAACTTCTTCAGGTGCAACTATTGCTTCTGGTGATAGTGCCTTTCAGTTGATGAATATGGGAACTGAGGATTAATTTTAATTCTCAAATATTAGGAGAGGATTTATGAATAGTCCTCTCCTAAATAAAGGGAGGTTATTTTGAAGATTCAATTTCATACAAGTGATTCAGATAAAGTGTATCATGGTATGCTTCCAAATGGCGTAAAAATACATATTAGGACAGAAGGTGAGCAAGAAGTTTCAGAATCTACAGGTGAATTTTTAATTAATAGTAGACCTGATTTGTTCACTTTAGTTGGTAATAAACCAAAACGCCCTAAACGAATAGCAAAGAAAAAGAGCGGGGTATAAATGAAACGTTATTTGATTATAGGTATTATTTTACTATTTGTAATACCTACAAATATATTTGCTGCTGCTCAGGTAGGAACCATTAATGCAGAACAATATGCAAATGATAATAAGGTTCTTACATTTGATCAATTGACAGCAGCAACGGATAATACTCAGAAGATATATCTTTTAAGTGAGAATAATAAAGCAATCATTTATAAGAATATTCTCTGGCAAATTAAAGTTGCAGGTATTACAACGAATGTTGTGTATCGATTGGAAGGTAGTTTGGATGGAGATAACTGGTTTACACTGCATTCCGCTAATATAACAAAAACTGCTGATGGTACATATTCAATTGATTACCGTGGTAATGGACAGATACTTTATATCAGATTGTATTGGGTAAGTGAATCCGGTGGAACTGCTACTACAATTGACGTAAAAGCAAAAGTATATGGAGGTGGATTATGAAATATGTAAGTATTCTCCTTGTACTGTTGCTGACTGTTTCAATTGGGTACAGTCAAGATCAAGCTGGATTTCCTGATGTTTCTTTAAAGTATGATGATGGTGATTTTAGTGGAAATGTAACAGTTTCCGGAACACTTACTGGTGTTAATGAAACCCTTACTGGTAGATTAACTACTTCAAGTGCTGATGTAGACTCACTTCTCCGTAATGCCGGAGGGGTTTTAACAATAGCCGACTCTGTAGCTGTTACTGGTACATTATCTTCGTTGAAAAATATCAAAGCTATTACAACTGATAGTACAATGACTACTGCTAATTTTCCAAGTGGTTCTATTGTATTAGTAACAGGTGCTTCTGAGGTAACACTTCCAACAGCGGTTGCTGGTATTGAATATACTTTTATAACGGTAGGAACAGATAGTGTTATTGTTCTACCCGGAGCTTCAGATAATATTGATTCAAACGCTGGTGCAGATGCAGATAATTATTGTGCTGCTGGAGTTGCTAATGAAATTGCCCATGTAGTTGCAAAAGATGTAGAAAGTTGGGTAGTGCTTTATATTACTGGTACGTGGGGTAGCTATTAATTTTATGAGGGGGTAATTTACTATGAAAAAATTATTTATTCTCATAATTATCCCCCTCATAATCTATGCACTGGCTGCTTACAGTGATACGATTGATGGGGATAATGATTATGCGAGGTTAGGAAAAACTGTTACTTTCACTGCTTTAACTGATACAGGATATACTGATGCTGTTGAAGTAAGATCACAAGTTTGGAATACAGTAGGGTTCTTTTTGAATTGGGTAGATATTGATGATACGTGTACTGTATATTTTGAAGGTTCAGTTGATAATACCACTTGGAATACGATAACAACAAAAGGTTATAATACCGCTGATAGTGCAAATGCTTCAACAAGTGAATATTATACTATTTTTGAAAATGCCAATATGATGAATTATTACAGAATCCGAGTGCTGCCGGATTCAACCATTAACGTAATTGGGAGCTTGGTTATAGGGAGTAAATAGTCATGACTGAAGCTCAATGGATTACAATGGCTGTTGGAATATTAGGTTGTTCTGGAACATTAATAGCAGCAATTATAAAATTTGCTCCAGATAAACCTATTAAAGATAATTCTAAAGGTTGTCCTTTTCATACTGGATTAGTTTCTGATGTAGAACATACTGAAGATGCTGTTGATAAATTAACTGTGAATGTATTTAATGAAATTAGAGAATTAAGAACAGAATTTAGAGAAAGTCTATCAGAACAGCGTAAGGAAATACGAGTATTTTGTGAAACTATTCAGGCGATAGTACGAAAAAATGCTTCATGAAAGGTGGTATTACTATGATACCACATTATTTAATTTCAAGATTGATGGATAGAGAAGGTGGTTATGTATTTGATCCTGATGATCCTGGTGGGGAAACAAAGTATGGTATAAGTAAAAGGTCATACCCGAATATAGATATAAAGAATCTTACAAGGGCTGATGCAGAACATATTTATTATAGGGATTTCTATCAAGCTGGTGAAGTGGATAAGGTTCCGGAATCTTTACAAGAAATCTATTTGGATATGATTGTCATGAGTGGAATACGAAGGGCAATACGAATTTTACAACAGGCTGTAAATCATGATTCAGATGGATTTAAATTGAAAATAGATGGTGAATTAGGTTCAAAAACATTAGAAGCATTACAGTATTTAGAAGATTGGCGGTTACGGGCATGGAGAACATTATTCTACGCTGATTTAGTATTGCAACGACCTTCATTAAATAAATTTTGGGCAGGATGGTTTACAAGATGTATATCCGTTTAAAGAATTTGATAATACAAGTTTTTAGTCCTTTTATTATTTATTTTTGTTATGCAAGAAAACGTAATAAAAATGTAAGAGAAATGATAGAAAAAGGCGAAATAGATCATGATGATCAAAGGCGTATATTTTAAAGAATTAATAATAATTTTCTTGTTATTATTGATATCCGTACCAATAGATGCAGCTAATCATTATATAAGACAAGGTGCTTCTGGTTCTGCTAATGGTTCTGATTGGACTAATGCATGGACTGATTTACCCTCTACGTTTACTCGTGGTGATACGTATTATGTTGCTGATGGTACTTATGGGGGGCATACATTTAGTACTGCTGCAAGTGGTACTCAATATATAACTATTAAAAAAGCAACAGCAGATGAACATGGTACGTCAACTGGCTGGAATAGTGCGTATGGGGATGGGCAAGCTTTATTTACTACCGATCCGGCTGCATATACAGGTGTATTTAATATAAGTTCTGATTATTGGCAAATAGATGGAGTAACAAGAAACGAATCTGCTTGGAATGATTCTACTTCTTATGGATTTCATATTAAAGTAGCTACAGGAACAGCATTTGAAATTTCAACAATTTGGTTTAAAAATGGTTGTGATTATGTAACTGTTCAATACTGTAATATTGAACATGCAGGAATGAGAACAAATAAAAGACATGATGCTTTACAGTGTAATGAATCTGAAGTAGATGGTGGATTTAGTTATTTGACAATTGCAAGAAATTATGTTCATAATACGAATAGATGCTTTGTTCTTTTTAACCGAACACATTATATCACTTTTGAATATAATGAGATGGCTTATATGGATGATAATTCTGATCCATATATACATCGTGAAGCTTGGATGAGTTTAAGAAGTGATAACTGGGTTGTTCGTTATAATATAGTTCATGATTTATATGGTAGAACGTCACCAATAGGAAATATGCCTACAGGTATTTTTGTTACTTTAGATTCTGTTCAAAATAATTATTGGATTTATGGTAATGTATTTTATAACTGTTGGACTTCAAATGGAGTTGTTACTAATTCAACAGGTGATACCACTAATAATTCACTCGTTTATAATAATACTTTTGTAAATATAAGTGGGTATTGTTCTGGTATTAATGCTGACATGGGAACAGGAAATATAGCAAGAAATAATGTATGGTATAACTGCCCAAGGGCACCTGTTTGGACTCATGTAGGTTCTGGTACTACTACGTATTCTCATAATTATAATGCTGCTCCTAATAATTTATTAGAAGCTAATGATGTTTTAATTACTTCTAATCCATTTGTCGCAGGAACATATAAACCACATTCTTCTTCTCAGTTATTAGATATGGCGGATACGTCGGTTTCTTCTACATATCGCACTGATAGGGATGGAACTCTTCATGATGAAATTGGTGCTTTAGCTTATGAAGAAAGTACTCCCCCTGAAGATGAAGTCGATACATGGTATGTTTCCAGTGGTGCTACTTCTGGTGATGGTACTATATCATCACCGTTTGGAACATTAGCTGAATTAATGGCAGATATGGGAGTAAGTGATAATGCTGTAATAGCCGGTGAATTTAATGAAACAATAACAGCGGATGCTGATTCAGAAACTTTTGCTGGCTGGCCAGATTCAACTGCTACTTTAAATTTTAAAGCTCCTTTAACTGATTGGAGTATTACATATAGTGCTGAAGGAGAAGTTGGTGAAGCTTCAATAGATACCCTTCAAGTACTTGCGGATGCTATGCTGGCAGCAGATGCTTTGGATGATTTTCGTACCAGTCAAAGTAATTATATAACTAATAATATTTCTGCTGGTGATTCTTTTTATGTATTTCTTTCTGTAATTATGCCAACAGATTTAGCAAGTATTGATAGCGTTAAGATAAACTTAAACAGTGCAAGTACCAGAACTGATTGGGTTACTAAAATATCAGCTTATGATGATAATAGTGCAACTCCGCCAAGTAGTGTAGCGACTGCTGCCAACATGGTAAACAATCAGGTAAGTACCCTTATCACATGGACAACTAATATAACATCAGGTTCTTCAATATTATCCGCTGATGTAAAATCCGTATTGGCTGATATATCAACAACTGTTTCAGAAGGTGATACAGTAACATTTGTATTATGGCCTCCTGGTAAGTCCTTTTTAAGTTCTTATTTTGATGCTACAGAGCTTGGTACTGGGTACTCCAAGATCATATTCTATAATTCGGGAGTGGAGGCTGGACACCCATTAAATGCCGTAAAGGATTTGGGTTATACTCCTCCTATTGTATGGGTAAATGATATAATTACTGATTCAGAGATTGCTTGGAAAGATTCTCTTGAATCAGGTGAAATATATTTGAATGGTGATAGTCTTTACGTTTGTTTAGGTGATACTACTGGAATTGACATTAGAAGTGGTTATGGATTTGATATTGATTCACAAGTTGCTCTTGAATTAAAATCAGTTAGAATAAAGCATACTGATGTTGCTATAATTAATGATGCAAATGATTCAATTATACGTTACGTAATAGCGGATTCGGTAAGAACTCTTTCAACCGGAACTGCTGAAAGTTTTTTCAATAATATCACTTTAATTGCTGATACATTAGATGCTCGTGGGAAACAATTCTATTTTTGTTTAATTGATGTTGATGAAATTTTAACTGATGGAAATACTAATATTCAATATTCAGCTTTTAGGAATCAACTTCCAGATGGTACTGGTAATATTCAAGATGCTGATTATTCTTTAAATTCAGATTATTTGCCATCTGATTTGCCTGTACCTCCTACGACGTATTACGGAGCAGTTCAATATTCTGATACTGAGAAATTATTAACAGTGTCTGAAATTGATTCTTTATATACTTATCCAAGTGATTTTAAATTAGAATGGTTGTCTGAGAATATTGATTCATTATTAATTGCATTATATAATGGTATTGATTTGGTGCAACAGGTTGAAGTCCTCACAAGTTTAGGTTCTTATACATTTAGTTTAACTGATTCTGTAGATTATGGTACAGATGCTTTATTTGCAGAAATATATGATTTAGCAGATTCCGCTTATGCCGATACTACAATTACATTTGGGTATAGAGGAACACTGGAAGTAACGAATCCTGGTAGTGGGAACTCATGGGAAGAGGAAACATATCATACTATATTATTTACCCGTCATAAAGTAGAATTTGTAAATGTTGAATATTCTTTAGATGCTGGTGAAACATATACATTATTAGATAATTCACTTGGAATTGATACAAATCTTGATTGGTATGGATGGACATTACCAGCAGATTCTACTACTATAGGATTAGTAAAGGTATCCGATACTTATTTTACAGATGTATATGATGAAAGTACTCCTTATTTAACAATTACATTAGCACCTGAAACTCCTACGGGTTCCATTACTATACAAGGTATATCCGGAACCTATTATTATGGAGATGATATTCCTGTTCGGTGGACATATTCGGAATTGACAGAAAATGTTCATGCCAGACTATATTCTGGGTTTACATTGCTTGATTCAACAACTGTTGCTATTGGTGATACAACATTAACTCTTTCACCTAATACTATGATTACAGGAACTGATGCAGCTTATGTTATTATTACCTGTGAAGGAGAATCTTCTCAATCAAGTAATTTTTCATTACGTGGAATAATTGATTTAACTGATCCTACCGGTGGAGAAATATGGTCAGATGGGTCTACTCATAACATTAGATGGACAGGTCATGGAATTGGAAATGTAGCAATCGATTATTCATCTGATGGAGGTTTCAATTGGGATTCATTAACTGCTTCTACCTCCAATGATGGTTCTTATACGTGGGGTATTTCAGCAGCTGCTACTACTTTTGGTAGAATCAGAATTTATGATGTTACATATACTGAAATAATTGATCAAAGTTCAAATTTTGAAATAACTGTACAGACATTACGCCGTAGATTAAAATTTCTCTTACCATTTTTGAGGTTGTAAAAATGTCATATAATACACCAGCTGATGCTTCTGCTCGTTGTGGATTAGAAGATGGTACATTAATTCCACAAGTATGTCTGGATGATGCACAGAGTATAATTCATTCATATACGTTTTATCGTTGGGTAGATACTGAAGTAACTGAAAAGTATTCTGGAAATGGAACAGGTTATAATTTGATATTGAGACCTCCAATTAATTCTATTTCTGTATTTACAATTGATGGAGTTTCACAGACAGTAACAACGGATTATGAACTTCGTAGAGTAGATGGAATTTTGAGAAGTTATAGTGGATTTTCATTTGGTTATGATAATATAATTCTTACTTATAATTATGGATGGATTTCTACAGATGAATTTTATCAATCTACTATTTCAGTTGTTAAACGAGTTGAAGCTTCAATAGCTTTATATTTATGGAAAAATCCTTTAATGGCAAAAAAGCTGGCAATAGAAAATCTGGATTTTGGGATGCATGATAACCATATTGCAGTTCTTTTATCATTAATATCCAGACCTAATTTATTTCATGTTTTTGATCCAAATGAAATAGGTATGTCATTATGATTAATTCGTTACTTCCAATGAGTTGTAAGATTTTACAACGAGATAGTAATTCTAAAGATTCATTTGGTAATTATTCATATACACTAAGTGATGAAAGAAGTTGCTTGTTTTTAAATGAGGAGGGAACTCGTGTAACAGTTGCTGGTGCTAAGGATATTATTATTTCCGGTATGTTTTATTTATCCGCTAATATCAACGAATATGATCGAATATTGTTTGATGACTATATTTATGATGTTGTTAAAGGTGGTGTACTTAGAAAAAAATCATATTTAACTGGTAGAACGGAATATTATAAAGTATACGTAGAACGGAGGAGATTATTTAATGAAAACGAGATCACAATTAATCCAAGGGTTGTATAATGATACATTAACTCCAGAAGAAAGGGAAATAGCACTTGCAAATAAATATGTAGTAAATGAGTTTAAAGAAATTCCAAAAACAAAATTTGGTAATAAGAAAAGAAAAGTAAAATGAGTGAAGATGGTTTTACAGTAGAAATAGTTGGGGGGAGTGAACTCCAAGGATTCTTTGAAAATATGAAAGGGATTCAAAATACACCTGAGGCCAAGCAAGCTTTAACCGATGCTGCAATGATTGTAGAAGAAAAAGTGAAGAAAAAACTTCAAGAAAAAGTTTATGACATGTCGGAGAGTTGGTATAAACGAACAAAAGGTGCTGGTTTATATGGAGCTACACAAGCAACAGGTGAAGTAAGTGTTACAGCAGATACAATTAAAAGTACTGTAGCTTCAAAGAAAAAATATGCTCCTTGGGTGCATTTTGGAACAGGAATTCATGCTGTAGATGGTAAAGGAAGGAAAGGGCCATGGGTATTTAAAGACGAATATGGAAAATTTCATAAAACTGTAGGACAAAAACCTAAACCATATATGACTGAAGGTTTACAAGATGCAAAAGAGGATGTTATGGAAGTATTAAAAGATATTATTTTCTAAGAGGAGTTTATTATGGCTGATGAAACGAGTTTTTGTAAGTTAGTCAATCCTGCTGGGACTGGCCCTATACTCAGGAATGATCAAGGTGCTGGGGCTGGCGCTGATAGGGATTTTATTACATTTAAAAAGGGAGGTTCTGAAGTATTTTCAGTAAATAGTGGTGGACTTCCTGATCCTGGTGGTGGTGATGCTAAAGAGGCTTTGATCGTTTCTTATGGTGATCTTCCTGCGGATGCAGATGCCATTGTAGCTTTTTTGGCTAAAATGTCTCATGCGATTGTGGTTACAAATATTTATGTAGCAGTAAATGCAGATACAGCTGATGGTACTTCAAATGCACAACAAATTGAAGTAAAAAGGAGTTCTGACGATGCAGTTCTCGCAACATATTCAACCGCAGCTGAAAACCCCGGGCTTGCCGATGAAACATGGCAAACGATGGGAGATGTCAGTAATACCGCTGTTGCTGCGGATGAAAGATTATATGCTGCGTTTACGAAAACAGCGTCAGGATTAGCTATGAATGGTTTAACCTTTTTGATTGAATATACACTTGCTGAATAAGGGGGTACATTTTGGGAGCTACTTCTGTATTACACATTGAAGATACTCAGGGGAATGGCCCTGCATTCATTTTCGATGTAAATAATAAACGAGATATTCTTGCTCATTATGATGATGGAACCGAGAAATTTGCTCTTATGTCAAACGGTTTTATCAGAACAACTTCTGGGTATAAGTATCGTCAAGCTGTTATTGGTATTGGCGATATTGCAGCTAATAATGATGCTTATACATACCCATTATTGAGAGCAAAAAGTGATATTACGATTGTGGAAGCTTCTATTGGTTGTGACGCTACTGTTGCAGCCAATGCAACTAATTATCAAACGATTTACTTGGAGCAGTCAGGGAATACAACCGATTTAAGTTCTCTTACAACTGCATCAACAGGATTTACAGCTGGTACACCAAGAGATTTTACAATCGCTACCACTGGCGATCCAGATCATTTAAAAGCAGGGCAAACACTTCAGTTAAGAATTGTAAAAGCTGCAAGTGGTGTAGCAATGTATGGAGTAGTCGTTCATATTACATATACTATTGATCAACCAGAAACAACTCCTGGTACTGCTACAGATAACGTTTTTCGTATTATGAATGAAGTAGGTACAGCAGCGGTTATTACTCATGATCATGATCAAAGGGATCATTTGTCCGTTCGTAGAAATGGAGTTGAACAATTTAAGATTGATTGTAATGGAAAAATGCATGGAGGTGAAACTCATACTCCTGTTGATCTTTATTTTTACCATGTAGTGAATGTAGGAACAATTACCACTTCTGATTCTAAAAAATGTCCTATTTTTTCACCACATTGTGATGTTAAAATTCATTCTATCTTTTATGGTGCTTCAAGTTCTCATTTGGCTGATTCTAATTCTGCTTATTGGAATTTAAAGTTGACAGATGGAACTGATATGTTGGCCGATTTTTATATTCATGGCCCTTATGGAGGTGCCGTTGATTTAACAAAAGGTCTCCTTTATAATGTTGGTGATATTGCAAAAGCTTTTGAAAAACTTACTTCTTCAGATCGTATTCAGTTAGAACCTGTTGAAGTAGGTACTGCACCGGACATTACCGGACTCACTGTTGTTGTTTGTTTTACAAAGGAAAGTTAAATGATTTTTGATGTTGAAAAAGCATTTATAGATTATTTAGAAGAGAATAATCATTTGATAGTTGGAAACGGGAATGCTACTGTACCTATACACCGTGAAAGCTTTCCAGATGATGCTTTACCAATAGGTATATCTGTATATGCTGAATTAAGAGAATCTCATAGGGATGTTCCTGAATTGGAAATATGTAATGTGAGATTTCTTACTCGACATCTTAATGCAGAAGCAGCCTTTATTATGATGCAAAATTTAGATTTAACATTTGATAAGGCTGTCCGGCTTCGTTTGAATTCTACATTAGAATTAGCATTATGTAATAGAAATTCTGGTCCAAGTAGTTTTAATGATTCAGTAAATATTACAAGAAATCCTATGCAGGGATTTCTTTATTATCAAGTTGCTTTATATGGTTGTATTTTTCGTAGATTGGATGAATAACAAAAGGAGATTTAAATGGCTTCAGTAAGTGGAGATGTTTCTCAGATTGAATTTGGCCCTTGTCAGGTTGTATTCAATAATCAGGACTTGGGATATTTTAAAGGTGGTGTGACTTTTCGGTATGAGGTTGATTATATCGATATTGAAGTTGATCAGGTTGGAACACCTGTTGATACTCGTATCAAAGCAGAAAGGGCAATTGCTACCGTTCCAATGGTTCAGCTTGGTTTGACTTTACTTTCTAAAATTATGCCAACTGGTACGTATGTTCTGGATGGTGCTGGTAGTAAAAAGAAAATGTCTTTCGGTGGTGATCAGGTAAGTACTTCCGATTTAGCAGAATTGGTAATTACTCCTGTTTCCGATAATGCTGCTACTATTGGAACAAATGCAAATGAAAAAGTAACAATTTACAAATGTATTGCCAAGCCTCAGCTTTCAAAGGCTTATAACAGGGATGGGGAACGTGTAGTTCCTGTTGAATTTCATGGTAGAGCTGATACAACTCGGTCTGCCGGTGATCAGTTGTTTCTTTTGGGTGATAGTACTGCTTCTGCATAAACTAAATAGGGAGGGAGGACTCCATGTCTACAAAAAATATTATAGCTGCCTCTGAATGGGGTAAAAAAAGAAGAGAAACTCAAATTCTGGATTTACCGTCTGGTGCTACTGTTGAAATTAAGAAGTTGAACCTTCTTGAAATGATTTTAGCAAACAAAGTTCCCATGGAACTGGTTACTCAAATTGTAGCATCCTCCGAACATTTAAAAAATGTTAAGGATGGTAATTTTGATCAAATTAAGGGTTCTGAATTAGAAAATTTAAATTTAATGATTAATCGTATGACTGCCCTTGCTACAGTAAATCCTACTGTTAAATTAGAGGGACTTACTGATGGTGAAGTGAGTGTAGAAGATATTCCATATCTTGACAAATTAACCATATTTAATAATTGCATAGATACGGAGGGGATTGAAGCTTTAAATTCCTTTCGTAAAAAATGATGTAGGTATAATATTATTAGATAGAATTTGTTCGCGTTATGGAAAAACACCATTTGAATATATAACTACAAATTCCCCTATTGCTTTTGAATTTGATTCAGTAGTTGCTTTAAGATCAATTATGATGGAAAATGAAAAAATCATAAAAGAAGAACCAAAACAGACTGGAATGTCAATTCGAGAATTACAAAACAAAGTAAAAATGATGAGATAAATTATGTCTGACGTAACTGCTGGAAATTTAATTGTCAACATAGTTGCTAAACTCGGTGATTTTAAACAACAAATGACTGAGGCCCAGGGTTCTGTTGGGGATTTGGCAAAAAAAGTTGAAGATAATAAAGCAAGAATACAAGCCTCCGGGGCTTTAATAGCAGGTGTAGGGGCAACTATATCCGCTGGTTTAGGTTTAGCTACTGCTTCATCTATTGAATTTAATGAAAAGCTTGCTAATATTCAAACTTTAATGCCAGACAGGGTTGATAGAGTTTTAGAATTAAAAGATGCCATACAGGATATGGCAGTCACTGTAGGTAAAAGTACATCTGATTTAGCTGATGGTGCTTATCAAGTTGTTTCTGCTTTTGGTGATTCTGCTGATACAGTTAAAATTCTTGAAATATCAGCAAAGGGAGCTACCGCTGGTGTAGCTACTACCACTGATGCAATTAATCTGTTATCAGCAGTCACTAAAGGTTATGGAGATACCAGCGCAGAAGCAGTTCAATACGTTTCTGACATGGCTTTTCAAACAGTTAAATTAGGACAAACAACATTCCCTGAATTAGCTGCTTCAATGGGTAAAGTAATTCCTATTGCAGAAGCTATGAATGTAACACAAGAAGAAGCTTTTAACGTAATGGCTACTTTAACTGGTGTTACAGGGAAGGCCGCTGAAGTTTCTACTCAGTTTAGAGGTGGTTTACAAGCATTAATGGCACCTACTGCTGATACTACTGCTTTATTTGAGAAAATGGGAATTGAATCAGGAAAAGCTTTAGTAGAACAAGTTGGTATGAAAGGTGCCATTCTCACACTTGTTAAGGCAGCTGAAGATTCGGGGCAACCATTACAAAAATATATAAGTTCAATTGAAGGACAAACATTTGCTTTAGCTTTGGCTGGTTCTCAGTCAGATGTATATGATAAAAAACTTATAGAAATGGCTAAATCAGCGGGTATGACTGAAGAAGCTTTTCTTGCACAGGCTGAAGGTATTAATTCTGCTGGTTTTGCTTTAAAACAAATGAAGCAATCCGTAACTGGTTTAATACAAACAATAGGAGATAAATTAACTCCAGTCGTAGAAGTATTATCAGATGTAATGAGAGTAGTTGTTTCTCATGTTACTGAATTTATGAAAGAACATCCGAATCTTTCAGCAGGATTAGTCGCAGTAGGTGCTGCTTTAGGCGTAATTGCAACGGTTCTTGGGGGACTGTTATTGACACTACCAACTATTATGGCTGGTTTTACAGCTATTTCTGCTTTATTTGCACCAGTAGCAGGGCCACTTATTATTGGAATAGCTGCTGTAACTGCTGCAATATTTCTTATTGCTTCAAATTGGGATTTAGTTTCTAATACTATTAGAACTGCCTGGGTTGAGGTAATTCAACCTATTTTAGGATTTATGGTTACTGCATTTAATTTTATATGGCTTACTGTTAAAGATGTTTTTGGTTGGGTTTATGATAAAATAACAGGTGTAATTAAATCTGTATGGGATGCTTTATCCCCATTTATTGATGCATTTATTTCCGGGTTTAATGCAGTATGGGAGATTGTTGAAACTGTATTTACTGCAATATGGAATTTTATAGCTAATCCAAAAACAGGTGTATTTGCCAGAATTTATGATGCATTTGCTTGGTTACTGGAAAAACTTGGTATTGATATGCCTACTGCTGAAGAGATATTTGGTAATTTAGAATTAGCAGCTCTTTCTGTTGGTGATGCTATTGAAACAAAATGGAATTCTGTTAAAGATACTTTCAATAATAATATGGAGGAAGCTACTGCTAAACATGCAGAAGAAAAAGATAAAATAGTTGATAAAGAAATAACTGCAAATGATATTTTAGAAATGGATTTAAAAGATACGAATGATAATATTGAAGCAGATACTATTGAAACAAATGATAATATTGAAGCAGATGCTAAAGAAACCCGAGATGTAATGTCTGATTATGACAGACAGGAATTTGCTGATTCCGTTCAAGCTATGTTGGAAGAGGATAAGGCTGCTGAAGATGAAAAGAAAAATTATCATATTCAGAGTTTTGATGAAATTGTAGCGGAAATAAAACAAGAATATTCTGGTGCTGGTGGATTACTGGATGATATGGAATTAGAACATGCTGCCACAATGAAATTGCTTGGGCAGGATTATGAAGCATATTTAAATGATGTAATTAAAGCAAAAACGCCTACTGCATTTCAATTGGCATTTGATGAAGTAGTTACCAGATTTGGGCAAGCAGTAGATAATATGGGTTCTGTTTTATCTTCTTCATTATGGGAAGGTAATTCACTTGGAGATGCATTTAAAGCAGTTGGTGAGTCTCTTAAAAGTTCATTAAAAAATGCTTTAACAGATGTTACTGGTGATATTTTTAATGGTTTCATTAAATCCATAAAAGATAAATTACTCAGTTCGGGGATAACTGATACTTTCACAAGTTTATTCTCTTCTGCTGGTAGTGCTATTTCAAATATAGTGGGTTCGGCTGCAAGTGCAATTACAGGCGGAGGTGGGAGTTCCGTTGTTGGTGCCGCTGGAGCTGCTGCTGGAGGTGGAAGTAGTGTAATTGGAGCTATTGGTGCTGGTGCTATTGCAGTTGCTCCTATTGCAGCTTTATTTGCAGTAGGTTATGGTGTTTCTAAAATATTTGATTGGTTAAATGGTGATAGAAATGCTGAAAATGCAGAAGCAAGGGCAGCCGGTCGTAATGATATAGGAACTTTGTTAGCTGCTTTAAAACAATATGGTCATTTTGGTTGGACAAAAGAACAAATGGAAGCTGCTGTACAAAAAATAGATATGGATGAACGTAGAGGAACTATAACACGAGAACAAGCAAGATCACAAGTTTATAGATTTAAAAGAATGTATTCTGCATTATTAGGAGCACAATTATTACAAGCTAATCCGGATGCATTTGTACCAGGATTATCTGTTAATGATATTATGGCAAAAGGTGGGGAATTAGGGGCATTTAATGCATTTAGTACGATAACAAGATATCATACAGGTGGTATTATTGAAGGTTTACTTGGTCAAGAAAGAGTTATAAAAGCTTTAGCAGGAGAAGAGGTTATTACAAGGAATGATCCACGTCATTCTCTTAATTTTGGAGGTGGTATTCAAGTAGTAATTACAGGTAATAATATTAATTCTGAATTGGATATGAATAGACTTGGTGATCTTGCCGCAAGACAAATTATGACACAATTAAAATTGCAGACAAAATTATGATATACGTTAAAATAAATGATGAAGTAGTTTATTCCCAAGGTTTATTTATGAGTCTTGGAATAACATCCGCTACAAGCACTGCTTTATTTAGTGTATTTAATCCAGATACTACTCCTGTTGCTGGTATGACGGTGAAAGTATACAGGGATACTGTTGATAATATGCTTTTTGGGGGAATTATAACATCTACTCAGAAAATGAAAACTGGTAGGTCAACAGATGTAGACCGTAGAGGATTTACATATAAAATTCAATGCCAGGATTACCGAAGATTACTCGATAGATATTTGGTTAATAATTCTTATGAAGATATGAACTGTAAACAAATTATTGATCATATGATTGCAAATTACACGGATGATTCATTAGGATTTACAACTGATAATGTTGAAAATGGTTTAGTTTTGGATAAGATAAATTTTTCGTATGTAACAGTTACCGATGCTATAAGAGATTTAGCTCATGTAGTAGGATATGAATGGTATATTGATAATAATAAAGATATTCATTTCTTTTCTCGTGTATCGCAATCAGCACCATTTACGATTAATTCAGATCGATTAATAAAAGTTGAAAATGGTATAAATAATTTTGTTCTTTCACCTGATTATTCACAAGTAAGAAATAGAGTATATGTTCGAGGTGGTTATTATCTTTCAAATGAATATACAGAAACCTTTGTAGCAGACGGTGAGGCTCGTGCGTGGGCGTTAGCTCATAAACCACATAATGTATCAGCTCTTACTGTAAATGCTGTTACAAAAACATACGCTGTGGATCATTTAAATTCAGATGATGGTACATTTGAATATTTCTGGAGTTATACTGAATCTTATTTAAGAGTAGCCGATGGTGGTTCCGAACCTACTCCAATAGCAGGTTATACTATATCAATAATGTATCAATATGAAGTACCAATTATTGTCCGTGTCGATAATGAAGTTTCTCAGGAATTGATGAAAACTGTTGAGGGTGGTGATGGTATTTATGAATACATAGTTAAAGATGAGTCTTTAAATTCAAAAGAAGAAGCTTATAATAGAGGTAAAGTAGAAGTTACAACGTATGGTGATGCTTTAATCACAGGAAGTTTTACAACCTTTGAACATGGTTTTCAACCCGGACAGTTTGTCGAATTAGATAATATACCAGGGTACGAAGTATGGAATGGAAAATACAGTATTCAAAGGGTATTCATTCAGCTTTTAGGTAATAATATAGTACAGTATGATATTGAGTTTGGTTCTACCTTATATGAATTAAAGGATTTTCTGTTAGGATTATTAAAAAATCAAAACAGGTTAACACTCCGTGAAGATGAAAAAATTGATGTTTTAAAAATTGTTACAGAAGAACTTTCTTTAACTGATTATATAAATTCTGTTACAAAAGCGGATCATCCTGCTTTTTGGGGTGCTCCATTATGGGGATTTGCAACTTGGGGAAATTTTTATATTCTGGATATGCCTTTAACATATGAATCCTTTCATCAAGCTGATAATGAATTTAAAGATTTATCAGATGAAGACAATCATGGAACTCCTGCTGGTACTCCTACTTTTACAGGTTTATCCAGTGGATATACTGTTTGGACAACGTATACAACATGGTATAATGGTATTAATTTTGATGCAGATTTTATTAATACCAAAAGTATTTCTGCTGAATGTTGGATTCATTTAAATGATGATAATTTAATAACTTCTGATATTATTGGAAATTATAGTTTTAGCTTAGGAATAAATAATAATAGAATTAGAGTTACAAATGATGATCATACTAAAATTTATTATTCACTTAATGTAGGGCAATGGTATCATATAATTGTAACAAGAAGATCCACCGAACGTAAAATCAAATTATATGTAAACGGAAGTTTAGTTTCTTATGAAGATGCAGGGCCAGTAATAGAAGGTTTATCAAATATTACAATAGCAGGTGGATTAAAAGCTCATTTATCCGGATTACGTGTCTATAATGCAATTTTGGAATCCGGGGAAGTTCTTAAACGTTATAATGATACGGTGGCTTTATATGCATAAAATAGAAACTGAAATAGCAATAAAGGGACATTTTAAATTAACTTTTGAAAATATTCATACCGGAGAAAAAAGAATCTCTGAGTATGATAATGTAAATTGTAATTCCTGTAAAACTATGATTGCCCAAAGATTAGCCGGTGAAGAAAATGATTGTAATATAACGTATTGTGCAGTTGGTACTGGTATTGGTACTCCTGCTGTTGAAGATGAAACTTTATTTACAGAACTTGATCGTGAGTTATTAGCGGACATAAAACAATCTGGAACGAGTGTTATTGCTTATGGTTTTTTTGGTGCTTCGGCTGGGAATGGTACTCTTACTGAGGTGGGGTTATTTGGTGAGGATGCAACAGGGGTTGCAGATTCAGGTACAATGATAAATCATGCACTTATAAATGAGGTGAAATCAACATCAGAAACTCTAACCATTGAAATTGAGATAAGGATGTTATAATATGGCATACGCAAAATCAGCTAAGGTTACAAATAATTTAACAAGAGTCTTGGCAGAACAATATAATGCTTTATTGGCAGAAGTAAAGGCCGCTATTGAAGGAATACCAACACATCCTGTTGATACCGTAATAACTTATAATGGAGGGAGTACTGGTCAATTACCGAGTACAATCACTATTACGGATAATTCAGGAGATACAGGTTACAATATAACTTGTGTGGTAAATATTACATATGATTCAGATGATTTGCCAGTTGAAATTGAAACAGTATTTGATTCCGGTGAAATGAATGTAACCATGACTGAAGAAATAATTTATACAGATGGTGTTCCTACATCTATTGAAAGAACATTATCATCATAAAGTGAGGAATTTATGCTTGCAGCTATTTTTGGTTTAGTAGCTAATATTTGGAAAGCTCTTTCTACAATGGGAGTTCAAACTGGTTTTAAAGATTATTGGGATACAATTGCAAATGATGCTACACCAAGTACAACGTATTGGACAACAGTAGAATCAAGTGCTGGAACAGTAGATGTATTAAATGATCATGCTGGATTAGGCTGGTTACTATGTAATGTTCCTCAAGGTTCTGGTGGTACTGGTTTAATTCATTCAAGAAATAAAAAAGTATTTTCATTAAAAAGTGATATTGAATCAATTCATTTAAAAGGAAGATTTAAATTTAATTGGGGAACAGAAGCAGATGATAAAAGTATAGGTGTAGGATTTATGAAAAATGATTCTGCACCAACTACAATGGCTGATATAGAAACCACTGCAAATCAAATAGTATCAATATTAGTAGACAGTGGAACACCGCGTGCATGGACTTCTGATGGAAGTAATGTTGAAGTTACTGATTTGTCATTGTATATTATAAAAAATACTGAATTTGATCTTGAAATTGTAATTACATCTGAAGATGTAAAATTCTATATTAATGGTTCCCTAAGAGCTACACATGAAACTAATATACCTGATAGTTGTTGGCAGGTTGTCATGGGTATTACTGGAAGTAGTGGTTATTTACATTCATTATATTGTCAATGGATTAGTATTTATGCAGAATAAAGGTAGGATGATATGACTGAAGAAGTAAAAGAGGAGAAAAAACGTCCATGGTATACAACCAAACGTTTTTATGGGGCGGTAACATTAGTAGCAGGGGTAGGATTAGTATTTGTCGATCCTACCCCTCAGAAGTTAGTTGCAATGAGATTTATTGATTTGGGATTGGTACTTTTAGGATTAGGCTGGGGTGATAAAATGGGAAGGGGAAAGAAATAAATCATCAACAACTATTTCTAATATAATCTTCCCCCCAGCAAAATTGCATACCAGAGTCATTCATTTTTATACCGTAATGCCTTCTGATTTTTTTCATTTCAGGAAGATTATCAGCACATAACGTATCCCATATGTCATGCCATGCCATATCAAAATGTTCTTTTGCTTTATAAGCATAGGCATCTTCATTGATAATGGTTATTTTGGGATATTTTTCAAGAAGGTATTTACTTACTAATGAAATAACATCACTTGATTTTTCAACAACTGTAATATGAAAAACTTCTTCTTTCTTTGCCAACATTTCAGTAACACAACCGAGACCCAGGCCAGTTACTAAAATATTACCAGTAGCAAAACGGGTGAACCATCTGAAGTCATCAATTTCATCAGGAGAATCAGACATTATAATTTGTCCATTACGGTATAATCCGGTGTAATTGCCTTCTTCAATTTCACCTCTACCAGAATTAAACATAGCCTGTAATGAACTTGCTTGTGCTACTTTATTACTAATGCTAAATTTTCGTACACTCCAATCTTCTGAAATACCTTCTGGAATTTCAGAACGATAAAACCTACTATTACTCATTATGAATTCCTTTTACTTTATGAATTCTTTTAATTTTTGAATATCATCTCTTTCATTTTCAAGAACTTTATTGAAAGTAGAAATATCAAGTAAAATTAAAATATTACTTTGTAAAACTTCATGTAATGTTTTTGGATTAAGTGCGTCTATTTCCCATGATACTTTTCCATATTGCTCTATGTACCATGTTGCTCTTGTGTCAGTTAATTTGGCTGGATTTGAAGGAGGTGAAAATTCATTAATTTGTTTTATTGTTAAAGCAATTGGAATAACATTTACAATCACTCCAAATTCAAGTAATCTTTCTTTTACATCACGAATCATATCTAAGCCAGAAGGATCATGATCACCTAAATATAAAATATATCCTTCTTGTTTTTGTTCTTGGTAATGATTCCAAAATCTATTAGCAGCATCATATATAGCAGTGCATGAACTATATCCTCTATTTACAATAAGAGGTATATTATAGTAACTTGTAACTTTGTTTTAAAATACCACTTAAA